TGCTACGCAAGAAACTCCATTAACAACATTCTTTACTGCTGCGGTCAAAAGGTCTTCTATAGCATCTTTAGCTGCATTTATAACTTTTGATGCTCCACAGAATAATCCATCAAATAAAGATTTGACCAATGGTGGTAAGGGAGTTTCAATAATTTTTATAATTGGTATGGGTACCTTTAGGGAGATTAAAAATTTTTCAAGTGCAGTAATTGCTTTAGGTATTAATTTTGTCAATTCATCTGTTAATGATCCTAGACTTTTATTGACAAATCCGGTTATGGTATCTCCAACAAGATCTACCGTTTCTTTCATTTCATTTTGAAATCCATCGACATCATTCTGAAAATTAGAAATAGTATCAAAAAAATTATTGACATATGCATCCATCTTAACAAAGGTGGAATCTTTACATGGATCTGCTTGTATAATTGTTTGACCAGCAGTACTAGTTTCTGGTGTATTACAACTCATAGTTTATTTTCTTCCGTATTATATTTAGAATAAATTTAGAAACTAAGTGCATCGTCAAGACCAGATCTATCACCTGCTCTTGCTCTTGCAAGTTCCGCGTCAATATCATCATCAAGACCAGATCTATCATCCCTTTTTGCTGCTTCCTGTTTTTCTTGTAGTTCTCTTTCAAATTGAGCAGCTTCTTCAAATTCTCTCTGTTCTTCTTCAGTCAAACCATTACCCTTCGGTTTTGGAACTTCAGATGTTTTTGCTTCTGCTTCAGGATCAATACCAGCTTCCCTTAATAATCCTTTTTTGTCTTTAGGTTCTGGTTTTTTTACAGTTTTATCACTTCCAGATCCTTTAGGAATTGCTTTTGGAACACAAGGAGGAGAACTAGTTTCATTTGTTTCTGCTCTACCCAAAAGTCCTAGTGCTTTATTTTTTCCCTCAAAACCAGTCTTAGATTCAAATCTACCTTTACCATAACGAGTTCCTGATGTTCTACCCAAACAACCAGTTACAACTGGTTGTTGTCTTGCAGAACCATCTAAAAATTCCCCAGTCACAACATCACCTTGAGTCAATCTTATTGATCTTTGTCTATTTGTAGCACCAGTTCCATCAGTAACTCCTAACTGAACTAATGCATATGTAATTTCATCATCAGCAAGTTCCCCCTCCTCAGATGAATGAAATCCCATTATGGCAACCTTTACTCTAAGACCATAACCGGCAGTTCCTTCAATTTGAGCTTTTTGAGTATCATTAGACAAAACAATACCCAACCACTTATCGTTGCCTACTCCGTAAAATTTTATACTAGAAGATGGTTTTTCCATTATTGTGATTTAGTAAAGTTTAGTCCGTAGGAATCACGAATCAAATTCATTGAAGTTGATGCTTTATTTGGTGAAAAATGATGCCGAAGTGCCTGAATTATATAGTTTCCACTTTGTATTTGATCTGGTCCTTGCTCTTTGCTATCAGATGCAGCCTCTACTTCTAATTTAATTACATTCCCTGCCTCAAGAGTAGTATTGCATGGAATAGTTGCAGTATTAATTTGAGAAAATAAAATATTGTATCTTGTACTACCTGCAGCATAATAAAGTTCTGGGCTGTTATTTACATCAGTATTGAGTCCTTCTGCACCAACATCAAAAATTGCAGTTTGAACTCTATGGTATTTTTTACCTTTCTCAAAGTCTTTTTTCAATAGTGCTGGTGGAGATTGTTTCTTTCCTAATGAAGAAAATTTGGGATCCTCTGTGAGACTTTTATTTGCAACTGATATATCAATCTCAGTAAATCCATTTGTTTGTGGATTGAAAAATATGTTCTTTGATGCATATACACCAGAACGAATTTGCGACAACAGACTTTGATCCTTTACCATATTCAAAGATGAAACTTTATAATCATTAGAATTATCTTTTAATTCTGCTGTCGAAATTGGTTGTCCACTAAATTTATAAGTTTTTTCAAAGGGATCTTGATTAATTAATTTATCGGCAGAAATAAATTTGAACCCACTTCTAGTTTCATAGCAAAAATATCCGGGATTTATAACACTTGATGGAACTGTACGAATACACAACATAGCAATCAAATCAATAGGTCTCTTTCTCATACCAAGAAAAGAATATGAGTTACTGGACTCATCAATAGAAATTTCAGAATCTTTAAATAAAAGATCTACCTTTAATAATCTTTTTACTGAGTCACTAATTTTACCATTAAATCTTCTAGAAATCCTTGTAGTTTCATTTAACCAGGCAGTTCTTGATGCAAATTTAATTGCTAATGTTTCCGAGTTCGAAGAATCCACAACACTCACGTCTGTAACATATAATTTTTTATAATCATCATCTTCTGACGAAAAATCTATAGGTTTTCCAATTTCCGATCCCACTTTAACTAACAGAGTACATCCTGCTCGAATGGGTAATGATGTATGAAGAGCACCTAACCTATTTTGAGTATCTTCTTTAGATTCTACAGACCCTCCAGTACTTGAAATTACAACTCCTCCTGTAATAATTGGAGAAAGTATGTTTTCAAAAAAATCAAAACTTATGATTCTCATCTCAGGAGTTTTGAAAACATCAACGCGATTTTCTCCATCAGGTGATATAATGATAAATTTTTCGAATACTGATCCTTGTGCTGATGCCATTTACGGTATATTGTTAAGATTATTGGAACTTGATCCAGAGGACTGTTTTGATACAGAACTATTTACACCACCACCAGTCGGAACTTTAATTATCTTTTCAACTTCAATTGGCATAATGATTACCCTTTCCGAACTTCCACCATTCATTGGTTGATTTATATTTGAATTTTTATTTGATGGTGAAGGAGATAATAATCCACCTTTACCATCAGTCGATTTTTTAGCAGAAATACTTCCCAATAATAATAAATTTGCATATTTTGAAGGATTACCAGAACCACCATATCTCCCAGATCCTTTAGAAAGATCTGCTTCAAAGTGTAAATGCGGTCCTGTAGATGATCCAGCGCCAAAAGTTCCACTAGCTCCACCAGTTCTTGCTAAAATTTCATTTGCTTTAAAAGTTCCACTTCCTTTTATTATTTGAGACAAATGTGCTAAACGAAGTTGAACTCCAGGTTTTGGCAACCATGCATCAATAACATTCCCATATCCACCTGAAAGTCCCGCAAAAACAATCTCACCATCTGCTGCAAGAGAAAGTGCGGTTCCTTGTGGTGTTCCAACATCAATTCCCCCATGTGTTCTTCCCCATCTGGGACCATATGGACTAGTTATTTGATATCCAGAGATATTTTGCCCACTTGTTAATCCAGCTGAAGCAACTTGCAGTCCTCTCATATCAGGAGAATCAGTTGCTGCAGTAGAAGAATTTTTACTAGTATTTCCACTTTCAGATTTGGATGTTTTAAATATTTTTGACAATTTTTCTATATTTTTGCCATATAAATCAAGAGTTTTGGGAGATGAAAATGTTTTGTATGATTTGAAATCATACTTTTTTGTCCCCGAAGATTTAAGTTTATTTTGTTTATCTTTATTTTTATTTTTAGAAACCAACCCACCCCTATTTCTCATCAGTGGTTTTGATACTTTTGGTCGAGTTGGAGTAAAATCGGAACCACCAACAGTATCACCAACTTTTATAACACTCCCATCAGACATTACATTTGGATCACTAGCATTCCTAGTAGTATTCTCATCACTTTCTTGTTGTGGAGTCGAATCTAAATCAGTAATTTCAATATCTAAATCTTTATTTAAAGTTTTTAATTCTTTCTCTATCGGATTTAAATCTACTTTTGATTTTTCATAATTTGGAAATAGTTGATTAAAAACAAATCCCAAACCAGTTCCAATAGCACCAAATATTTTACCAGCAATATCTAATGCGGGTTTTACTTTGTCAATAAAATTACTTACATTCTCTAATATCTCAGGCAACTTATTAATAAGAAATCCTAATAAAAGAAGTCCAAAAAAGTTCATTGCTTTGTCAAATATTGACATAACCTTTCCAGTTATTTTTTGAGCCCCTCCTTTTAGAAAACTAGAAATCGGTTTAATTTTTTCTAACTTACTTTCTTGCTGTGATCTTATTTCTTTTTTTCTTTCTTTTGCTAAAAATTTATTCTTATTAACTTTTGCTTTTTGAAGATCTTTTTTAGACTTTATTAAAAATGTATCTAAATTAGTTACATTTAATTTTACTTTGTTTAGTTGAATATTTTCCATCTATCAAGCTCCAAATATTCCTAATTGTTCTTTCATGTAACCAATAAAGAAGTTAGAAGGATCTTCCGCACCTAAAACTGGAATAGAATCTCCACCATTTTGCGACCCTTCTCCTCCAGAAGATGCCATCGACGTTTGTTTCTGTGTTGGCATAACCGTTATACCTCCACCAGTATTGGAAGAAGATGTTGGAGCCAATGCTTCTGCATTATTTGCAGATGATGTCGGAGAAATTTGTGCAGGTGGTGGTGTTGCTGCTGGTGAAACCATATCAGATTTTTTATCCGATTTTGGTTTTGGTCCTCCCGGTGAACCTCCACCAGGAGATGGTTTACTAGAAGATTCCTTCAGTTTTTCATATTCTATCAAAATTTTAGCAAACTTTTCATTTATCTTTTCAAATTTTTTGATACTTTCTTGTTCTTTTTCAAATGTTTTTGCAATAGTATTATGCATTCTACTATCAAGTGCATTCATAGACATTAATGTATTAATGCCCCAAAACTTAGACGCATTTCTATTAATTACAAACTCACCTGGTGTTAGCATTGTAGAAACACTATCCACATTCAGTCCATTTTTATTTCCAGGAACTTGACCACCGTCATTTAGTTTTTCTGCATTTTCAGCAGATTCTTTATTTTGTTTTTCATCATTTTTAGCACCAGCAACAAAATCATAAATTTTACCACCAACAATATCTCCTAATATACCACCAGCTAAAGTTCCTACACCAGGAATAGGAATCAATGATCCCAGTGCACCACCTAGCATAGCACCTACTGCTTTTGCCGCTGCTCGTCCTATAGGTTCTCCGAGTGCCAATGATACTGCAAAATCAATTAATCCACCAAAAATAGGAATTCTTTTTAAAAGAGGTCTTAAAAATTTAGTGACACCCTTCAAACCAATCTTTGATACGATTTTCGATCCTGCTTTGGATGCAATATTTTGAACTCTACCAATTGATTTTGCTACAATATTATTCCTAACTCCACCGGAAGCATTTCTAATAAGACCTCCTTTTGCCTTTTGAACTTTTCCAAATCTATCATTTCCAGCACTATCTCCAAATCTTCTTCTGTATCTTTGTTCTGCTCTTCCCCCCACACCTCTACCGCGACCACCACCACCACGACCACCACCACGACCAAAACCACGAGCAAATCTAGCAATTGCTCTTACTGCTCTAAAAAGTTTTACAAGTTTTCTTACTACACCAAGTATTAATACACCACCGGCAATACCTACAACCCATTTCCAGTTTTTAGCAAGCGCATCAAAGATACCTTTCACACGTTCAATATTTTCTGGTGTTAATAATTGATTAATTACAAATCCACCAACAAGTGCTCCAAAAAATCCTAATATTTTATCAAATATACCTTTAATTGGTGCTCCAATTTTATTAACAATACCACCAATTGCACCACCAACTTTCTTTAGAGATTCAATATCTTTTTCTTTTTTCTGTCTTTTCTTTAAATCTGCTGCTTTTTGTGCATTTTTTAATTCCCTCTTTTCTTTATTAATACGAGAAGAGTAATCTAGTTCTAATTGATCTTTTATACTAATAAGAGACTCATTAATTTTTATTAGAGTATTTTTGCCGGATTCTGGTCCTAAAGATGCAATTGCACCTTCTTTTTTGTTAGTTCCCTTTGCCTTGAGAATTTTTGTTATTTTTGTAAGTTTTTGTTGATTGAGCGCAACCTTAGAACCTAAATCACTAAATTCTTTTTTAGATATTTTATTTGCAGATATTCTTGATATCTTACCTTCTAATTTTTCTAATTTGAGTAAACGAGTATTTGTATTACTAAGATCCTTATCTACAGCATTAATACGATTTTCTACATTATCAAATCGTCCATTTATAACATTAATATCTTTTTCTAATTTTGATACCCTAGGTTCCAAATTATCAGCCATTTTGTTGTGCCTTTAGATTTTCCTCTTCAATATATTGTGAGAGGAGAGTAACATAAATTTCTCTCTCCCAAGGTATCATATTCTCTAGTTCTGTTAATGAGTATTTATGATGTTGCATGAGGGCAAAATTAGTCCTGTAAAAATTTTCAAGACTCTCATGCGACATCGCTAGTTGAAAAAACTTGCTAACCCCTCAAGAACTACTTCACTTTCAACTTTAGTATTTGGATTTGTTACTTTAATAGTATGAGAAAGTTTAGGCATGGTTTCAAAAAATTTCTCAACTTCCTTAAACTGTTTAGTATTCATTTGATCAACAAAGTCTTTAAGTTCCTTTTTTGTGCAATCTGATGCTGACCAAGACTCTTCTTCTGAAAATACTGTACTAATACACGATACTATGATACTTAAAGATTTGTCAACTTCACTTACATTATCATTAACTTCAAAATTACTTTCTACAAACTGATTTAGTGATGGATATTTCATTTGAATTGAAAGATCTTCATCCAATTTTATAATATTTGAATGATCGGGATTTTTTTGTACTTTAATTTCATCAATAAAAAGTTCAGTTGCAACTTGCGTTTCACCATCATCTGGACAAGTTACATTTACCTCAACAGTTTCTCCAACTGATTTTGCCCTAACATTTAAGAAAAGATATTCAATATCAAATGTAGAAAGATCATTAACTTTAACCCCTCTACTCATAACACAATCAGTAAGGACAGTTTTAATTGCATCCGAAATTTGTCTAGTATCTTCAGACTCCAACGCCATGATTAAAATTTTTTCTTCTCTAACTAAAAAAGGACGGTACTTTATTTTTTTTCCAGTAGAAGGTATTTCCAACTCATAAGTTGGAGTATTAATTTTTGGTAAAGGCATAACAACCCATTATAATTTCAGTTGTGATTATTTATCATGCATTTTGAAGTTTTGCATTTTGCCCATGACTTACAATATATCTGTCATAAGTAAATTGAACACTGACTTTAAGTAGATCTGCTGCTCCATATTTTACCGGCATTGAGGTCATACCTTTTGGAAATGCATTAACAAATTCATAAGTCAAAAAGTTTTCAGAAATATCAAAATCTTTTTCAAATTTTGTTATTGATAGTGTATCGACTTTATACCCTCCTGTTGCTTTTTGAGATGCACTGGTAGTATCTCCTAAAGGATAATTAAATCTACGATAATATCCTCTTGTGTTGGTTTCTGGAGTGGTCGTATGGTGAATGGTTCCAGAAATATAATCCATCCAACCTTCAAAGAATTTTAACATTTTATAGTTTGCATCAACATAGAAAGTAAACTCACTATCAACATATAATCTGGTATGTGCAAACTGTTGATTTATACCCTGAAAATTGTCTTTGACTTCTGTAGTTGCAAAAGAACTTGTGGGCAAAGATGCATCTGAACAGAGCATTCCAACATTTCGATTTACCCAATCATCTTCTAAATTACCATACTTTTCAGTATTAAGTAAATCACAAAGTGCTTTAGGTATACCAGAAATGTAAACCTGATAGTGATTGTCCAGTGAGGGGTTAACAAGGTCCTGTCTGTTCAGGGCACTCATTTTATATTTTTGAATAAGTGATGCCACTCTAAATACCTTATATGGACTTTTATTATTAATTATTTAGATGGCATATAAAGGAAAATATCAACCATCCTTTCCAAGAAAGTATAAAGGTGACTCTTCAAATATAGTATATCGTTCTTTATGGGAGCGTAAATTCATGGTTTATTGTGATAAAAACGAAAACATCTTGGAGTGGGGAAGTGAAGAGATTGCACTTCCATACAGATCTCCAATTGATAATAGAGTTCATCGTTACTTTCCAGACTTTTATATAAAGGTCAAAGAAAATAACGGAAGAATAAAAAAGATGATTGTCGAGATCAAACCACTAAGACAATGCATTGAACCAAAGGTTCAAAAGAAAAAGACCAAAGGATACATCTTTGAAGTTGTTGAATACGCTAAGAATCAGGCAAAATGGGAAGCAGCAAGAGAATGGTGTTTGGATCGTGGTTATGAATTTAAAGTGCTTACCGAAAACGAACTAGGAATCAAATAATGGCACTAACAGGATACGAAAAGAATAGATTGAATGACTATACAGTTTCTGAATTAATATCCATTGCAAAAAATTATTATGTAACCTACAAATTGCCATCTGGTGAAACTAGCACAAACTATGGAAGATTAAATAAAAATCAACTTATAAGTGAAATTGAAAAGGATAGAGATTATAAATCCAGTACACCAACAAATTTAACGATAGAAGAATCTGATATTAGACCAACTGATGACAGTGGCAATAGAATTAGGAGAATCGTAAATAAATTAATTGGTATAGAAGATCCAGATTTATTGTGGAATCAAATATCAAATATACTAGGTTCAGATACTTCTGATGTTCCAGAGATAGGAGAACTCTATACATTTACATATGTGGCAAAAACTCCAAATATAGTCTATGACCTTTATCCATTAATTGTTGTAGAAAATTATTTACAGTCTCAGAACGGAACAGTTGGATTTATTGGATTCAATTTTCACTGGAATAAGTATAGAAAATATACATGGGAAGAGGTTCAAACACCTTTATATAAAGTTCGTACAGGGGAACTTGCAGACTTAAGGGAAATTCCTTACGCCAAGTTTCTAAATAGTTAGAAAAAGATAAATGGGAAGAAAAAGAACACTAACTGATAGTCAAAGAAAAGCTAAAGCAAAACTTGCCAGTGAATTAAAAACTTTAAATGAGAAGAAATCAAAGGAAGATGCTGCCAGACCCATTAACACGATTAGGGTTAAATCTAAAGGTAGAGGTGGAAGTCAAAAATCATATCAAAGATGGGATGGAAAACAGTGGTTAACTGGAACAGGAAAAGACGCTGCTAAGTATAAGGGATTATATAACAATCAACAGGAATTAAATAAGCAACAGTCAACTAATCAGGCACCTTCTAACAGAACACCAAAACAACCACCTGCACCACCTGTACCAAAAAGAGTACCTAAAGCAGGAAAACCAGAAGAGTTTGGACCCTATAGATATCCTCAAGATGCAATAGAAGAAGGGCAGGATTTTATTCGATTTAAAGTTTTTAATTATAAGAAAAATAGAAGTTTGGTAACTCGTGATCAAAATAATTTAAAAGAAAAAACTTTAGGAACTATAATTCTTCCAATTCCATCTCAAATTAATGATGCCAGCAGTGTCGGATATGGTGCTGGTGGTTTAAACTTTATGCAAGAACAAGGATTGGGAGCAGTTCAAAATATAATCGGTTCTGGTAATATTGAAAACTTTTTTAAAAATACTGGAAGTGGAGTTGCAGATGCATTAAACACCGCATCTCAAAATAAAGGTTTGATCTCCCAATTCATTGCAAAAGAAGCTATTAATTCACTAGGTGGAAATATAACAATGGATCAATTGACTGCAAGAAATAGTGGAGAAATAATAAATCCAAATATGGAACTATTATTTTCTGGACCAAAACTTAGAAAATTTAAATTCTCTTTTAAATTTACTCCAAGATTTAAAAGAGAATCTGACGAAGTGAGAAATATTATAAAAGCATTTAAACGTAATATGAAACCTAAAGGTTCTGGTGGAAATTTTTTAACAACACCAAATATATTTGAAATTAGATATATGGAAGGAACTAAAGATCATAAATTTTTAAATAAATTTAAAATTTGTGCATTGACAGATGTATCAGTAAATTATACTGCTGATGGTGTATATGCAACATATCATGATGGAACGCCAATTTCAATGACAATGGATTTATCATTCTCAGAATTGACTCCAATTTATAATGAAGATTATGACGAATACGGAAACGATACCGGAGTAGGATTCTAATGGGTTACTTTAGAGAATTACCAAACATAGAATATCAATCATTTTTATCTGATGCAGTTTCATCTCAAGATTACTTAACAGTAAAAAACTTATTCAGAAGAAATAAATTGCGTGATGATTTACAGAATGATTTTACATTATTTGAGAAATATGAAATTATGCAGGGAGCAAGACCAGATACTGTTGCCGAAGAATTTTATGGACAAGCAGAACTGGATTGGGTCGTTTTATTAACTGCAGGGATAATCAACGTAAGAGATGAATGGCCACTGTCAAACTACGATCTTTACAGATATATTGAGAAAAAATATGGAATAGAAGATTTAAATTCTAATCATCACTTCGAAACTATTGAAATCAAAGACTCTAACAATAGAATTATTCTTCCTTCAGGAAAATACGTTGATTCTGATTTTAAATTTGAATATAGTGATAATGGAATTAAACAAGAAAAAACTGGTTCTGAAATAAGAATTGGTGTGAGTAACTGGGAATATGAAACTATTAAAAACGAAGAAAAATCTTCGATCTTTTTGTTAGACCGAAGATTCTTACAACAATTTTTAAATGATATGAGAGAAATAATGACTTATGGTTTGTCTTCAGAATATGTCAACGAATCGACAATAAAAACTGAAAATACCAAAGTCAAAATTCTTTAGTTATTTGCAAGAGCAGCAAAGTATGAGAGAGTATCATCATCTTCATCAGTCTTGGTAGAAGAAAGGTCAGTCAGTTCTTCCTTCATTGACTGAGGAACTGAAGGTGCTGATTCTGCACGATTCTGCTGACGGAACTCTTCTTCTTCCTGAACGGATTCTTGGTCTTGGAACTTAGCAGTTCCTTTAATACCAAGAACATAATCAAGACGCTTCTTCAGATCATCATAGGACTTGAACTGGTCAGGAGCAATAAATTCTTCAAGAGAATATTCTTTCTTCCAGATTGCTTCCATTGCTTCGTCATCTTCCAGAAGTGCATCCTGACGGGC